GCTTGCGACATGACACATAAACAAAGACTTACCAACACCAGTGCCAGCGAGAGCAATATTGAGTGTTTTATTTGGAAGACCACCCTTCGTAATCTTATTGAAAAGTTCGAGGTCGAATTCGATCTTAGCCTCTTTTCTATGGTAGAAATCGAATCTATCCTCATAGTCTTCTAAGTAATCGTGTCCTACATGATTGTCAAAACCTACTGCTAATGCATCTGACAGGATAGAAGGAATGGCATCAACACCTTTCTTTATATCATGTCCATCTGCAATAGAGATACTCTCGACCAGTGCCAAGTATATAGCCCGTTCCTTGCACCATTTCTCTGTAGAATCAACTAACCAATCTTCCTGTACTGGCTCTGTTGAAATATCTTTTAGATAAGTAGTAACCTCCTTAAAGGTATCATCAGTAATGTCCTTTCTTTTCTCACACTCAATGCTTAAAATTTCTTTTGTAGGACACTTATCATATTCAACAATGAACTTAGCAGACTCCTCAAAGATAATCTTCTCATGAGTATTCTCAAAATACTCTGGTTTTAAGAAAGGCAATACCTTTCTGGTATACTCCTCATTGAGAACAAGGTTCCGTATGATAGTATTCTCAATCGTTTCCATCAACTATAATGTAGATAGGTACTCATAATGTATTTTGGTTCCCCATCTGTAACAGGAACTCCTCTATGAGGATACTGCCATGTAGGAGGGAATACTAATACTCTACCAGTTTTAGGTTGAATTGTCAATTCATGGAAAGGAAACTCAGTTGTTCCTCCAGTAAAATCATCATTAAGATATACTAGAAAGGCAAGATATCTCTTTGCCGATTGGTGATCTTGTATATCAACATGAGTATCAAATTGATCTTCAGTGCCTGGTTCGTACTTCTTTACTCTCAATTGTTCAAACAAAATCTTACTAGGAAACCATTCAGTATATTCTGGCAGTTCTTTCTTATATTCTTTTACTACTTCCACTACCTTATAACAACACAACTGTACGAATTTACCAAACTTCTCTTCTTCATTCAGATTAACCTGAGTGAATTGAGGCATATGAAAATTCTCCACCCTCTCTTTTCTTTGAGAGGCTTCAAAGATTCCTATAAGCGATTTACATACATCTTCACTAAAATGATCATAAGTTTTAACAAACTTATCCATAACTAAAGGTTGCTCTGGCAATTTCCTCCAACCTTGCCATAACCTCATCGGTGAAATACTCTTCAGGCGAGGCAAGAATCTGTTTTCCGTAGACTTTTTTTCCGTTGATTTCATATCTTCCAGCGGAATTTTTCCAGAGTCCTCCATGTTCTCCTAGTTCTAGAAGTCCATAGTATCTATCAAGTCCACGTTCGTCATAATACAAACGTATATTTACTTCTTGATTTTCTTTAGAGAGTCTTGACTTAACTGTCTTAGCTTTAATAATGTTTCCAATAACCTCTTTCTGATCCTTTTCCTTTTTTTTGCTGAGATAAATGATTGTACTTGCGGCATACTTGAGCCCAGAGCCGCCTCCCATTTCTTTAGTTGGGACATAACTGCCGATAACATCGTAGGTGTGATTTGTAACTATAAGGGGTATTTTTGCTTGACCAAGTTTTAAGGTTAACATTCTAAATGCCCCTTTCACCAGTTGAGATTTGGTCATATCTCTAACCTGTTTATCATCCAATGCATCTCTGATTTCTTTCTCAGTAGACAGCATACCCAGAGAGTCTAACACAAACATACAAGGTTTGCGATCACCCTCATCCTTCTTTAAATATATATCCACGGCCTTAAGTGCCTTGGTACGAAACTCTTCAATTGTTACTACATTTATTACAACTAACCGTGTAAGATCGATTCCACGATCCTCCAATAATCCCTTACTAACTGCGGCTTCAGTATCGAAATAGAGGCAATAGCCATCAGGATTAGTATCGAGGAAGTTTTTAACCACTGCGAGGGAGAAAAAAGTCTTTCCAGTAGAGCTCTCACCAGCAATGGCGGTAATACGACTACGACTCGCACCACCAAACAAGCTACCTGATAACAGGCTATTAAAAATGAACGAACCCGTATCCACAAACTCCTCTCGTTCGTCGATGTCTCTGGCGAGTTGGGTGTAGTCATCTCCAATTTCCTTTACTATTTCTGTTAAAAAATCCATAATGATTTAGTCCTCTTTTAATTCTACCATATTCCATAATAAATTACCAGCGATTGATATCCTGGCCTCATCAGTATTATAGAATGGATATACTTGATGATGTAATGATGATGGAAAAACCATCATAAACCCTTCCATTTTTGAATCCATAAAAACTGGAAGTTCTACTGGATGTCCCAAAATATTATTGTATGTAAATTGGAAATCAGATGCAGCGTCTGAATGGAAAGATAAATTGTGTTGTTCCTCAGATTCTGTAGGAATTTTCATCCATATAACAAATGATGTTATGCCTGAATGTGCATGTGATGGATTGAATTCTGTTTGATACTGATAGTTAACCCACCAGTTCATGCTGAGTTTTGCTTCAAACTTATGATGAAGAGAAAAATCAACAGGCGGAGCAAAGTTCTTGGGATCTTCCTTGACTATACGATTAGTCAATGGGCCTACAATTTCATCCAAAAAATAATCATCCTTATCTTCTAATCCCAAACTACCTGTTATGTTACCAGCAAGTCTATGACTATAATCATTACTACTGTCAACATTATCACTTTCAGCCTGTCGAATAACAGACCAAAGATAATCCATAACTTCTTTGGATAATTTAGTTTTATATAAGGGGATGTTTGGTAATTGTATTGGTTCCCAAAATACTTCTTTAGGCATCTCTCGGATAATAAACTTGTACGAATGATTCACACTTGGGGCATGAGAGATTAGTTACGATAGAATATTCTTCTTCACATCCATAATCCTCACCAGAAAAATCTGATCCCCATATTAATTCTGTATTACAATGCCAACAATTCATTAGATTCCTACAATCTTTCTTTGTCTCTCAAAGTAGTTATGCAACAACCATGAACTACTGTTCATCTTATCCGAACCGCCGATACCGAATTCAAATTCTACTCGTGAATCATCTTTGAACCTTTCTAATTCTGGTATGTTACCACTGGTTCTATCTCCACCATTACAGAACACAACTGTGTCAGCAATCTCCAGACACCTTTCAATAGCAAGACAAGCAGATCCATCTTGATCTGGAGTATCTTCTACCGTAATAACGGCATCAACAATATCAAGATGTCTAATAATTTCGGCACGTTCCTTCCAAGGTAAGAAGTATTGTCCTTTCTTTCTCGTTAACCATTCTTCTGTATTAATTCCAACTACCAGATAGTTGGTTAAGTCTCTTGCCTTCTCAAATAAAGCAATGTGTCCGCTATGGAGTGGATCAAACCCTCCAGTAACTAAAGTAACTATTCTTTTTTTAGTCATCAAAGTCCCCTTTTCTCGCTGAGTACACCTTCACAGTATTATACCGTGTTTCCATATCTTTTGCAAACCATTGTGCGAGATCTCTGGTTTCAAAGATCTTCATATTCTTTTCAGAATATACGCCCGTCTCACTCCACATAACAATATACTTAGTCATGCAAAGAAAGACTCCAATGTATTCTTTCGTTCTGTTTCCCAGCCGATACAATCTAGGATAACTTTAATAGGTTCCATAAAAGATTTGTTAAATTGCAATTCATAATCCACATACTTATTCAGATCTAACTCTGTAGGGAAGTCCTGAATAAATGATATAACATTTTCATGCATCCAATTAGGAGTCTTCAGATAGCAAAACTTAATCTTCTCACCATTTTGGATTGCAGCATATTTATTATCTAAATTCTTTTTCTTAACATAATGGTTATATAATATTGCTCCCCTGACATGAATAGGACAACCCTTTTCATACATGTTAGATGAAGACTTCCACTTCTCTACATTAGACAAACTACGAGGAAAGGCAACCTCCTCTGGTGGAAGTTCCTTAAACTCTTTCCTACACTGTTCAATATATTCTATAACCTCATCTTCTGTACCTGTCATCAATAGACCAAAGGCATCCTTCAAGAACTTACGACATGGTGCAGGGGTTGAGGTCTTAATGGCCTCAATTCCCATGATCTTAAGTTTAGCCTGTTCATATCTGACACCCTCACTATCCCATACGTTTAAAATATATCTTTTCTTGGCAGTCCATATACCTCTATCGGCAATGTTCTCCCTTTTCATTATCATTTTTTGGTCGTAGGCGTTAACGTAGTCTGCCAATTCTTGGTAAGAACTTTCAATATAAGGCTCAAGTTCCACTTCACAGACCTTGTTAAGGAACGAGACAACGCCCTCAGTAGTTTTCTCTCTTCCCTTGTATACAGCCTCGACCAAAGGCCCCATATGCAAATAAATGCTATCGGTATCAGAAGCAATGACATAATCCGTATCCTCCGTTTTTAAAATCTTGTTCATCTTCTGGTTCATTTTATTTTCTATCCAACGAATAGAAACTTGACCAGATAAAGTAATTGCTTCTGCGTTGGCAAGTTTATAATAACGGAAATACTGATTCCCGATAGCACCATAAGCAGAGTTAAGAGCAATCTTCTTTGACATCTGTACATTGTTACACCTCGCTATCTCCTTCTCAAGTTCCTTCGATGGCGTCTTCTCATTCTTCTGTTTCGCCTTAAGCATTCTCTTCTTGAAGATGACCCTCTCGTTGTACATCTTCTCCATAAGTTCAGGCAAGAAGCCACGAACATCCTTCCTAAATTGCGCTCCATTCGCACAAACTGAGAAATCTCCATCAATAGTAATCTCCTTATTCAAAAGTTTATCCACCGTGGCACTAGGATGTTTCTGATCCAGTAGTGTCTCTGGTGAAATATTATACTGCATAATCAAATGCGGATACAGTGAGTTCAAGTCAAAGGAAACAACCCAGTCATACTTACCAGGCTTAGGTTCCTTTACATATGCACCAGCATACTTCTCATCCTTTTGGTTACGATCCTTCTGAGGAATAACAACATTCTTTTTCTTAAGATAGTTGTATATAATTGCATCCCATGTACGAACTTGGAAAGCAACATCAGTAAAATTAATCTTGGCATCATACGCACGAGTACAACATAGATCAATAAGTTTCAACTTATCCTCAAGTTTATCTACCAGTTCAACGTCAACGATGTTGTAATCTACAAACTTCTGCCAGTTACCACTGTAGAAATCACGGAATGTATCAAACTCACTATGATCTAACTTCTGTTGACCCAGTTCCATCAGAGCAATATGATCCAATCGGAAACTCTCTTGGTTAGGTGTAGCAGGAGATTTCCTATACAAATCAAGGTAATCCATAATGGATACACCTGCAATATCATATGCAATATTATCTCTACCCTGAATACGAATCTCATTTCTTCTTACAATACCCCAAGGTGAGAATCTCTTGGCATATTTCTCACCCATAAGTCTCTCTACTCTACCAACAAGATAAGGAATATCATACAGTTCACAGTTCCACCCTGTAACAACCTCAGGCGTGTGTTTCTGCCACCAATTAAGGAATGTATCAATCAATCCTCTCTCATTATGGCAGTCCACATACCTATAGTTCTTCCTATTAGGATTAGTCTTATATGGCCTAGATCCAAATGTAGTAATGAACTTCGTGTTATAATCCTGAACCGTTATAAGAAGAAGTTCCTCTGCAACATTAAAGACATCAGGGAAACCACTCTCTGCAGCAACCTCGATGTCAATCGTAACAAGTTTAATCTTACTTAAATCAAATTGTATCTCATTCTCTGGATAATTCTCTGAAATATATTGATGAACGTATCTCTCATTACCATAAACATTAAACCCCTGAACCTGCGAATACTTATCTATGAACTCCCTACAATCTCTAATTGTGCCAGGTTTTACTGGTTCTACTAACTGACCATCAAGCGTTTTATATTTACTTCTTTTCTTCTTAGTGGGAACAAAAAATGTAGGGCGAAACTCTTCCCTATCACTAAAATGCTTTCCATTATCATATCCTCTAACCAGCATACTATTGCCGATCTGAAATACGTTTGTGTAAAATTTCATCTTTGGAAAGTGATGTTGAATGCTAGTGCAATTCTAGTGTGATCTGTGAGGTTTTCCTCTACTCCATGTTGCAACCAACCTGGCCACAACATTATCTTACCCACCTCTGGTTTGTGTTCCCAAGTAGGATTCTTAAGAAAACAAAGAGAAGACATCAAACCTGGCGTTGGACAAACTAAAAATAGATTTCCATCTTGTCCATTAGTATCAATATAGTATACACCAGATATGTCCACATGTCCATGGCTGTGGACAGTACAGTGATTGCCTTTCTTATAAACTACAAACCAAGAGGAATCAATCTTATAAGGCCTAAGTGGAAACCCTATTTCAGAACAGTAATTCTGAATATGAACATCAAGTTCCTCAGCAAAATTATGTAATTGTTTATCACCAATGATATTAGTCTGGTATGAATGATCATTACTATACATACGGAGTTGATCCGTGATCTCATACTGTAAAGTTTCGGCACACTCACCCAATTCTTTCTGAATATTCTCTAGATGAGGTGAAGGAACAGACTCATAATAAATTGGAGTTGGAAATATATTCTCAATCATCCGTGGTGATTTCTTCTCTAATAGTTGCCCTCCTTAGATACTCATCAACTACAGATTTATGTGGTTCAACTATTGTTATTATTTTATCAGAACAAATCATTATTTCACTATCGTCTGTGATCTGTGCCAACCAAGGATCTAATGTTGGTACTACACTTTCACTATTAACCTTCAATAGGTATGGAGATATTAATTTACAATTAGGATCTCCCATATCCAAGGCGGCAACTTCTTCCACCTGAGATATAATAATCTCTCCTGATTGCAA